ATAGTTGTTGCGCTATATCAGCTTTTTGTATGCCATCTTCCATTTCTTGCAATCTTGTAACCGTAAGCGCAAAAGCATCTTCCTGTGACATTTTTGCAATTTCTTGTTGTGATATACCTAATTTATCAAATTCTTCAGCGCCTTTTCCAGCACCTTCGACGGCTTCTTGCATTCTCTGCGCAAGAGTTTTCATTCCAATTTGCAAAGAATCGATAGAAACTCCAGCTTGAGACAACACAAATTCCCATTCTTGAAATCCTTCTCTAGAAAGCCCTAACCTTTGCGAAAGTTTGTCAATTCTATCAGTTGCTTCAGTTGTGTCTTTAACCATTTTTATCGCAACGGCACCAGCAGCTGCGTACATTGCAGTTGCAACGTTAAACGCCGACTTGAAAGAGTTTGCAAGACTTTTTGACTTTGTTGTAGTGCTATCAATTTCTTTATTTGCTTTGCTCGAATCTATTGCTATTTCACCGAATAATTTAAATATTGGCTTCATTCTTTTCACCTGCCTTGAATTTGGCAATTATTCTTTCTGCATCTTTATTGATTTGTTCCGTTGTTTTCATCTTAACAAAATGTTCTTTGTAGTATTCCTCAAACGGCTTAAAATTGTCTTTTGTCATGTAAGGGTAAATAGTAAGCCATTTCTGCCAAATCTCCTGCCGTTGTTTCTCTTTTCTTGCGTGCTGTGCAAATTGTACGACTGTAACTAAATCATATGAATAAAAGTCGCCATAAAATTGATGTAACAAGCTAATGAGTTCGGCGACTCCTATCTCATTGCTGATTGAAAAAAAGCCATCATCTTTTCATCTCTAAAGATTTCGCCAAGCGTTTCAAACGTTTCAAACATATCTTGCTCAGCTACTTCTTCAAAGGTTTTATCCTCTAGCAAAGCGACAACCTCAATGATATCATTTGTACATTTAGCCGCATTCTCCATTAAGAAAATCATGAAGTCCATTCCTGCAGCTTCTTCACCTTGTTCCGCATCGACGCTTTTAAAAAACTCCTTGAAGTCAATCTTTTTAAGAATCCTAGCCATGAATGGCATCATTTGAAATGCTTTCTTTGTCTGAATCATAAATCCTCCCTAAAAATTAAGGGGGCAAAAGCCCCCTATTTCATTTTACGAATTTCGTATGGTGCTTTATTTTTGTCAGTTGCTGCAGGATCCCAATGCGCTGTAAATTGAACGGTCGGCACAAGCTCTTCATCCTTAGCAATCGCAGCTTCAAACGCACCATCAGACAAGACGTTTTCTAAAATAATAATCATGTCATTGCCGTCTTTGCCTTCGCCTACCCAAGCAATGTTAGTCAGATAATCAGAATCAGCCACAGCGTAGGTTTCAGTCATTGAATCATAAGTGGTTTCGTCCGTTACTGTGATGCCATGGAAAAACTTAGGAAACTTAGTTACGTCGCCAATTTCGAGCATGTTCAAAGTAAGCATTGGCGCAATTCGTGTTTTGTTTCTATGGCCTTTAGTTGGGCCTTTGTCTTGGTCTGCTTCAGTCTCACGCCATTCTACGCCATTTGTGAATGAGCCGCCGCCTTTAGATGCGCCTAGTTGAACTTCGTCGATTTCACCAAGATTGTAATACAAAGCCCCTGGTCCTAATACTTCGTTATCTGGTGTTACAGTTGCTACTGATTGTGTTGCCATATTTTACCCCCTTAATAGAGTCTCTACAAGAAAACTAATCTCTTTGCCGTATGTTAGGTTCTCAAAAGGTAACTGCACCTTAGAGAGCCGTATAGGGCGAAAATAAACGTTAGTATCTATATGAATTATCCTGTCAATGGCATCATTGATTGAATCGATCGTATCCTCTAAAGCTGAAGCGTCTTTGTCATATGCCCGAATGTCAAGAATATAATCAAGCGATAAATCATCTCTTTCCGATTCGCTTGAAGATGACAACTCGAACACAATGTAAGGCGGTTCTTGTTTGTCCGATGCTTTTTGATAGGATACATCACCTAATGGAGATAACAAGCCATAGATTACTTCCAGAAAATCAGTCGTCAATTTTAGCCATCTCCTTTGCAATAATTTCTTTAATTTTTGAAACATTGTTCGCAATCGCAGGCTTCAAAAATGGTTTTCTGTTTTGCCCTAACTCCATCGCAGGAGCATATTCAACGTTTGTGCCAACATGCAAGGTATCTTTTGTTTTTCCAGTCGGCTCATAGCCTTTAGCCTTATGGCCAACCTTGCCTATTTCGTCTGGTGTCGCAAATGTGATTGATGCCCTCAAACGTCCTGTATCAACTGGCGCAAGCAAGGATGAAACGCCTTGCAAGAATAGACCAACCTTTAAATAAGCCACATTTACAGAAGATGTCATTTGCTTCTTTACTTCTTTTGAGTTATCTTCAAATTTAATCATCTTCAAACAACCCCAGGATTATTTTTAAGTGGTGGTCTTGGTGTGCTGTGTTTTGTGGAATCGAAATCACTTGATACATTTTTCCGTCGTATTTGACGTATGAATCAATTCCGATCGTAGCCGTTACAGGACAATACATTTTGTATACCGCTGAATACTCGTTTTTGTCGTTATAGACACGCTCTGCCGTTGAATCATGCTTGATATAGGCTTGTACATCCTCGACCTTTGTAAGCACTCTGGTCAATTCGCCAAACGTTCCTTTGGTGTCTGCCACGGAATAGATTTCTGCCGCTGAATAGTAACATTCAATTGCCATCTTACCACCCCAGTTTCTTGTAAGGACTTAGTTTTTTGTCAAACACAGATTGCCATGAGCCGTCTTTTGCAAAGGAAACAGAATAATCATCGATTGATTCAGACTGGATGCCATCTTTTTCAGTGAATGCTGAAATCTCTGTAACCAACTCAAGAAACTCTTTTGGCGGTGACATTGATTCAAGGCAAACAATCTCGTCTGTATCTTCTGTATCCATTATACCATCAACGGTAAGCGTGTCGCTTGCGACGTCTGTGATGAGATACACGCCATCATTCAGGTAGCTGTTTGTTACATGCAAGTATTGTCCTGCGAAATAAGTGTTTTGGAAGTCGCCAGTAATGGTTGAACCACTAAAAGCGACCGCCAAAGTCTCCAAGTCTTTTGTAAAATAGTTATGCAAATATGCGCAAATCTTGCCAATCATTGGCTACACCCCCAAAAGCGAGAAACAGTGCCTGTATATGTGATTCTCCCACCTGACAAAGTGAAGCAACATTGGTCATCAGTTAGAGTTGCCGTCAAAACCTCTGGTGTGCCTGCGATTGTTTGCACATGTTCTGCCGATGTGTACGCGTTAATATAGGCGGGATTGACCAACCTATCAAGCATGCCATCAATTTGAGTTGCTGTGTAGCTTAATTGTACGTCAGCCATTTTCTATACCCCCGTTACATAAATTTCGTCGTTAGTTGAATCGTTTAGATAGACACCGTCAGAATCCAACAGTCTGAAGTTTTCTGAAAGCGGTCAGCCTACAAACCGTCTTGCATAGTCTTGGTCGTCTCCGCTTATTGGCGTTGAGTAAATCAGCACGTTAGACTTGATTGGATACGTCCTTGCGAAGATGTTTTCACCATCTTGCAAATTCCTATACTGAATCATTGGTGGCAATGTTTCGCTTTCTGTCGTAATCTGCCCGCCATCGTACAGATGCCAATAATCTTGTGGAATACCGTTTTCGTCAACAATTGTAACCTGTGCATCAGTGATGATTGGCGTTGCTAATGGCAAGTAAGTTGAGTGGTCAATTAATTGGTGGATTCTGTCAAACTTGTCAACGTAGTCAACAATTGAATTGTCAGCGTTACCAGCTAGTTCTAAATCACCACCATTGTTTGCTAAGTATGATTTGGTGGAATATGATGCAATTTGATAGAATCCATCAGAATCTCTCAACATTACTGTCATAATCATCCACCTCCAAATCTACAATCTCGATGCCATAGTAAATATCCTCGCCTTTTTTAACAGGCGGTAGTTGTTTAACACATTGCGTTCCTTGGTCAAACTCTGGAATTTTTTCATAAATAATCAAACAAAACACCTCCTAGCATTGTCGCTCACTATCTTCTTTGCTGTTTTTATGTTTATATATGGTCTTACGTTTTTCATATAAAAATTATAGCTATTCGTTCTTTTAATCCAGCCCCAATATGAAATTACAGCATATGCATCGGATAATGTTACTCTGCCTTTTTTAAAAATATTTTTCACCCTCCTTTTTATCCTTAGCGCAGTTTTCTTACGCAAAATAGTTTTATTTTTATATATTTTCACTCCGAGAAAATCTATTGGGTATGTGTCATAATAAGAGTCTGCCTGCCGATATTCCAGTTAGCGTTCGTAGACGAATTATTCAGATTCCAGTTCTGCAAACCTGCATTCGAACCATTATTCAAGTTACTGCCAAGCTGGGCAAGCGCGCACCCAAAACCCCATTTATTTTACTTGGGGGAGGTGTCCCCCAAACCCTCTCTAAAAGGCCTTTCTAACAAGCCGCCCGCCGATATACCAGGCAGCGCCCGCAGACGAAGGAGACATATTCCAGTACCGCAAACCCGCATTCGAACCATAATTCAAGGCACCGCCAAGCAGGGCAACTCTGGCTCCGGGATTTTGATAACAATAATCTCTCCAAAAACTGCTACTACCAACATTCGTTGGAAACATCATCCAAGGATTCTTGCTATCAAGACCAAGTTTTTCTGCGTATCCATTTGCTGTTGCGTTTAAGTATCCAATTTTTTTATATGGACTTGCAAAAACGTTGCTTGCATAATCTCTAGCATCTAAAGCAATCCATGCTTGATTGTCGTTAATGTTTACCCCATCAACCCACTTCCACTGATTGCCCCACGGATTTTCAATTCCCATGTAGGCACAAGGAGATTTTCCGTCATTTGCAACGGCATAGCCATTTTCCAGCGTAGTTGACCAGCCTGATTTGTAAGGACTATTCCAGACGTTATTTCCGATTGCAATATCAACAGGACCACCATCAAATGTGATTGCTTTGTTTGATGCATCATAAACATCAATTGATGTTATTGTACGACCGTAGAAAACACTCATTGAACCTCTAGCTGTACCAACACTAATCGCTTGACCAACTTGGTACAAATCTGCATAGGTGTTTGCGATTATAATTCTATTTGTCGACGTTTCTGCAACAACCGCGTCATGTGCATCGTTGTGTTGTCCGCTGACATATCCTTGATAAATCGATTGGCAATTTCTGACTTTATGGTGAATAAAGAATAAGTCTTGCAGAATGCCTTCTGTGTGGGGGTCTGTTTGTTGATATCCTGGGCCATTATTCTCTGCGAATGTCCTAATTTGTACAATGGTATAGTTAATGGCAGGATATTTGTCAGGCTTAGATTCTAACCTATTTGAGCCGTCAACGCTCGCAGTATATTTGCCGTAGTCAACATAATCCAATTCTTGCTCATTATCGAAATCCCAAAAACACCAAGGCAACCAAGAGCCGGGAAATGGCTTTTCGGAAACTTGGAAATGTCGCACATCTCCGTCATCCCAAATTTTCATGTAGTGCTTTGGAATCCTAACAAATGTGTTTCCATAGGAATCCGTTACTTCCGAAAAATCAGACCAAGGATAAACCGAAAGCATATCTTCCGATGATAGCCCTACTGCATCGTCTGTGCGAATAACCGCGGAATCACCAGAAACTGTCGTGTCGTATTGCACGCCATAGATTGGTGCTTCTGCTACAAATGGAGGGCATGAAGATAAAACAGGATTAACAACAGAAACACCGTCAACCGTTCTTCCCTCAACCAACGCTTGCCCTTGTCCATCTGCGCCGACTGTTGATGCTGTGCCAATTACTTCTTGCTGTGCTGTGGCGTTGATTATTTCTTCGTAAGACAATTCTTTTGGCGTACCGCCTGTGAAAAATTGTCCATCGTCAGCCGCAATTAAATCAGCTTCTGCAGGCAGTTTAAATTTAGTTTCAGCCGGAATGTAATTTGCGCCCGCTACAAATGTGTCAATCTTCGCCCATCCAGTTTGAGAAACAGTTGAGCCGATAGGCACACGCATAATATCGCCGCTTGTATCAGCATACATGTCAAAGCCGTTTAACAAATTGTAATGGTAAGCGTCTTGCGTCGTCCAATTAATTCCAGTCATAGCAATTGAATTAGATTCGCCATAAGCCACGGTTCCATTGCCTTCAGCAAAAGGAAAAAGAATGCCATTGACATATACTTCAAAAAGTGTTCCATCAGCCGTTACCGTGATTCCAGTCGTTGAAAGCGTGACAGTTGCAGTGCCTGAATTTGTGATTGAATCAGCGCTTGCTAACTCGGTTGCAAATGTCAAGGTTGAAGCGGTTGTTGCAGATACGCAGTTTGATTCCACCAAATCTGCATCATAATCATTAATAACATCATGCCAAACATCGTTGGTAAAGTTGATATAATGAGCGAGAGCGTTTTGATTAACATTGTACAGATTCAGCAAATAACGATAAAGCAAATCTTCTAGCGAATCGCCCTGTGTATATTCAACACGTTGAATCAGCCAATATTGCAATTTAGCATTTAAGGAAGTTAAGCCAACGTCACCAAGTTCAGCATCTAGCAATCTTTCGCATTTATCTTGTAACGAATCGCTGTTTAGTGAGTCGATGAACAAATCAACTGTATCACTGATGTTAGCGTTCATGCTTCCAGTGGTGTTGCCATTCAATTGTTTCATAACCTCTAATATTAAGTCTTGCAATGACATACTATTCACCACCCAGCTTTTTCAATATTGTTTCAACGCTCATTCGTTTATCGACTTTGATTCCTTTAGCAACAGCCTCGGCAATCAACACTTCTTTTAGTTCAATTTCTTCATAATTTTCATCAGCAAGCAGTCTATCAATTAGTTCTTGATTGCTGATGTCAAATCGGCATCCTGTTTGTTTGTTTAAAATCCACATATGCCCTCCTATTTTAAAAAAGAGGGGATTGCTCCCCTCTCATTCTATGACTTACTTGCAGTCAAAAGAGCCAAGTTTGCTGCTCGTGTAACTTTAGCACCGTACAATTCCAGACCTTTCATAGCGTCCGCAAATCGTTTTTCAGGTCGGTATGCTTCTACCTCGGAAATTTGAGATGCAAATGCAATTGCCCCACGGTATCCAGCGATGATTTTATACTTCGTACCTGAAGTGTTTGGTACGTTGTTTGACTTGTAAACTGTCATTCCGTCTACTTCGCCAACTTCGCCAGTACGCTTCACTTCGTCGGCACCTGGATTGTACTTAACAAAGCGGTCGTCTTTCAAAAGCAGACCATAGTACCAAGGTGGTACAACTACGAAACGATCAGTTTCAGGCGTGTTGTTTTCGTCAAGGATAACGCCCAAGTCAATAAGTTTATCATAAGCCGTTGAAGCTGTAGGAACGATTGGAGTTGTGTCATCACCAATTGAGTTGCCTGCGCCAATAGCCGTGTACAAACCTGCAATATAAGTGTCTGTGACGTTAGCCAAGCCATAAGCCGCTTCTCGCATTGCTTCGTCCATCAATTTCGGCTGAGTTTGCGCCTTGTCAATGTCGTCAATCTGGAAGTTGAAGTATTTAGCTTGGTTGATTGTCAGCGTTTGTTGTGTATCTGTCAACGCTTCTGGATCGGAAATGTCAGTATCTTTTGTGTAACTTCCGATTGTTACACGACCAATTGAGTTAATGTGTACTTGGTCACCAAATTGTGAAATGTCGCCTTCATAATCAGTGTTTACAATGTTGCCGTATACCAATGCTTTGTTTAGGTTTGAGAGGATTCTAGCCGCCCAAACTTCTGGAATAAAATTAGCAATAGCCATTAATAAGCCTCCTATTTAAGTTCGCCATTCTCCATAGCGACAGAAACTTTTTCCCAGTTGTCATTAATCCATTTAGGGTCTTTTCTGTGCTGGTCGAATAATTCTTGAGTAATGGCATCTTGGACTTTGTTACCAGTCGGTGCAGGTGTCTGTCCGACTTTCTTAACTTCACCAAACATGTCAGCATAACCCTCTTTAAACTTACCCAACTGCTCTGTAAGCCCTACAAGTTCGCCAGCTTCATTCATGTTAAAATCGTCAAGTTTGAATTGATTCTTAGCCAATTCGATGTAATTGTCCTTGATACCTGCGCTTCTTAACTGCTTTTCTAAAATGCCAGCCTTCTTGCCGTTCAGCACCTGTTTGTCAAATTGTTCTTTTTGTGCCACGTTTTCAGCTTGCAGCTTGTCTATTTGTGCAGTCAATTCCGCGCTATCTTTCACCTGCGCTTTAAATTCTTCCAATTTGGTATCGCGCTCTTTAATCTGCCCTTCTAAAGACTTAACCTCGTCTGCTTTTGCATTATACTTATCTTTTGGGATAAAGTGTTTTGGCAGTTCAGCGTTAATCTTTGCAACAATGTCATCTGCATTTGCGATACCTTCGAGAATTTGTTTCATCCATTCCATGTGTTACCCTCCTATACGTTTTTATACAGGTTCGTGCCTGTAGTGGATTTGTCAGGATATACCGTCCTGCTCGGTAGTTTAATTATATCAAATTTAAACGGTGTCTCGCATCAGTTGGATTCTTTGACGTTAGTCAGCTTCACAGCGCCTTTAAAAAACACTTTATCAAGCGCGTTTTCTTCTTTTTTTGTTAAATTAACCATGAGCTTATCCATTTTTTCAAATAATTCTTTATTTGTCATCAATTTCTCTCCTTTACACGATTGTCAAACCAATCATCATATTTTTGGTACGGAATAACTTCTTTTGACACGTTGTCTCGCCTGTACGCGGATTCTGTTGGATAGTCCTTCAACTCCGTTATCATAGTGCACCGACAATTTATTACCTCCTCTGGCGGTCCAGAATAATCACCAGGAAACATTAGGCCATTAGAGAAAGGCTTGTCAATATCTCTTTTTTCTCCGTCAATCCCTTGGTGCCTGTCTCTTGTCCTGCCGTCAAGCGTGGAAACCCATACCTTCTGCATCTCAATTCCTTTTGCTTCAGCCTTCTGGAAACTCTCCATCCTACCATCGTTCATAACTCGTGTCGTTTCTGTTCGTGCGATTCTAACAGCGTCATTTGCGTTTCTCTCTAGTGAGTTTCTAACCTTGCCGGCCATCTTATCAATTGAGTCACCTTGTGCAATCGAAGAAGCAATGTCACGTCTTAACCTACGCTTAACTAAATCTGCATTATCAGCCAATGCTAGTTTATCCAACGGATTTGATACAGCCTTTCTAACTGCATCCCTAGGAATCAGAGTATATGCTAGCTTAACTTGCAACTCGCTTTCCAACGCAAAGCCAGCGTGGTAGTAGTTAATCATCCATGTGTCAATGGCTAGATTATCAATAGCTTTCTTTGCTCCTGTGTTCAACTCTGCAACAATTGCAAGCATTTCTCTTTCTAGTGACTGCGCCCGTTTAAACTTCAGTGCTTCAACGGTGTCAATTTGGCCGTCAATGCCATATTTAGCTATAAAGTCTGCAACTAGCTTCCTTGTGTCCTTGTATCCTTTTGTGTAAATGCGCTTTAATTCGGCAAGCATAGCTTTCTCAGCCTTGTCTGTCAACTTGTCCGCTTCGTTTAGTTTACTCGCTATCGTCATATGCTCACCTCCATTTAAATTATAGCATAAAAAAAGAAGCCCCCGTTTTGAGGGCATTAAAAAACCCCCTTAACTATTTCTAGCCAAGGCGGTCTTTCGTCCGGCATCCACCGGATACCACTGTTTAATTATAACATAACAAAACACTGTGTCGCATATACTATATAAGCAACAAATAAAATCCAGACAACCATCATAAAAAATGGAAATTCTTGACTTAAATATATTAGCAACGTCATAACAGCAATAACAGCGCAAACTATTAACAAACACATTAGAAAACTCATGTTATTTCATCCTCTCAACTTTTTCTCTAGCTTTGCGCAATGCTTCTTCTGCTTTGGCTAGTTCTTCGAGTGCTTGGGTTTTTTCTTCATCTTCAGATTCCCAAACCAATTCAAAATGTTCCAAGTCAAATTGTCTCCTGCTTAAAAATACATAAATTGCAGTTCTTTTCTTTGGTTTGTATACCTTAACAAAATCTAATCCACCATTGTGGTCGAGGCTTCCTAGTTCGCCAATCGAATCAAGCGAATCCCAACCTTGGTCTTTATAAATAATTGCATTGCCTACAATCATTCCTTGCAATCCTCTTTTTGTTTCAACTACCATTCCGCTTTCCAAGTCTTTTTTACCAAACATTTCTTTAACCTCCTCGAATACCCAACCATATTCGTTAATAGCTTCGCTTATTGCTTTTTGATACCATCCAGAATCACCAATACACGGTTCGTTTGCATAACGCCCAGGTATTACTTCATAAACTTCTCCCTCTTTAAAATCTTCTGCAAAATCATAGTGTAAATTAGACCCTTCCTTAACACATCTCAATTTCATTCCTTCTCTTAGTTTCATTTCTTCTCCTTTCACTTCTTCAAATTTGCAATAATATTCAGCGCAAACAAGGAAAATCGCTCTTCCACAGTCATCTTCTATTGCATTTGCTGGTTCAAATCCACGTTCACCATTATAAAGTTTGAAAACGTTATAAATCTTTCCTTTCGTGTAATGCGAACAGCCAAAATTATCTACACATCTTACTTTCACAAAATCACTCCTTTTTCTTTTATTCTATCATACTATTTAAATTTTGTCAAATAAAAAAGAGGGTTATTCACCCTCTAATAGTTGTATCGGTCTTTCTTCTTCTAGCTTCTTGATTTCTAATTGCACATCACTAACATATGGATGTTTTGCAAGCAATGTCTCTTGCGACAATGTACCTTGTGACTTCAGAAGATTCTCGATGATTTCAGTCTCATTAAACAGCATGGAAAAGTCAAAAGTGATCTTCAAGTCTTTGTAATTATAGGTTGTATTGTCTCTGCCGTTGATAAATTCGACGACGAACCAAAGAAATTCTTCAATGGCTGCATCAAGGTAAGTAACCGTTCTGCGTGCTTTTAAGTCTAGGCCTACATAATGCGCCTTGATTGCCACGTTGGTAAGGCTCCCGCCCGCTAGTTCTGACACGTTGACGCCTTGCCCAATTGAGTAAATTTGTTTGACGCAGTATTCCATGAGTGCCGCTCTGGCTTCTTTTGGAATGTCCATTGTTTTAGGCTCTGCCGCACCATCTTCATCTAACTTGATAGCCTTAAACTGCATCAGATTAGTCATGAACTCCTGCAGGCTTTCGCCATCATAGCCTTTTAATACCCAAATAGCCAATTGAACATCTTTCAAGTCGTTGATGAATCCAGACGTTACCAAGTCGAGTGCATCAATGTAATTCTTAATAGGCTGAAGGTCGGTTTTCATCTTGGCGTTGTTCTTCACTTGGATAACAGGAACCTTGCCCCACGAATGCGGCTCTAGTCCGGTTTCTTCTAGTTCGCCAATGTCTTTTCGTGTGTCGTATTCATACCAGTGATACCGAGGATTTAGCGGCACGTCCTCAATACTTCCAGGAATCACCCATTCATAGCCTTTGTCAGTCTCCATGTAGTAAGTGGTCTTTTCGTCGTCAATCACTTCAACTCTGTATCGGTGCTTTTCTTTGCCACCTTCAACCACAACCACTGGATAGTATCTGATAGCTTGCACGGTCATTTTTTCCTGTTGGTCTTTAACGAAAATAAGTTCAGTGCCGTCAATTCGTGTATAGGCAAACTCTCCATCTTCGTCTATATAAGCCATTAGGCCGCAATAACCTTGGTTAGCAACGTCTGTTACCAACTCTGCCATTTCACGCTGGAACGGCTTACCCAACAATTCGTTCACCTTTTCTTCAAGTTGGGCATCTTCAGAAGAAATTACAATAGGCTTGCTAGTAATGTATGATTGCTTTTGTTCAACCAACATCGTATGAAAAGGATTCACCATTTTTTCATTTGACTTCATGTAGTCGGTTTTTCTGATGCCTTTAACAAAATACTCTCTGAAGTCTCGCTTTAAAATATCGTGTTTCTCGTCATAATAGCGAATGCCAGCTTTTGCACGAATCGTCTGCAATGAATTGATGTGTGTTTCGATTAAATCTTTTAGAATCTCATTGTACGCCATGTTTACCCCCTATCGTAATGTGGTCACGCCAGTTCTATCGGCTTTCTCTGTGGCGTACCTTGTTGCATCTATTGTATGGTTGTCCTTATCGGCTAACCTTGACAATACATTTCCATCTCTGTCTGTGTCATAATCAATCGCTTCAAACTCTCTCGCAACATTAGGTGTCCGCTTGTGGTCTATGACTATCGCTTCTAAATCATCAAGCCATTTCTCACCAAACTCAACGGAACCAGGGCCTTTTCTAGCCTTCTTAATTCTCACACCGTATGTTTTCATTTCTGCAATAGACTTGGGTTCCGCAGAGTCGGCGATAATCATGTCATGCTCATAGCCTTTTCGGATAATCTTTTGTGCTGCTTCACGGTTCGACATCTTAACGCCGAATATCTCGTCAATGAAATATAGAATACGTCTCGTCTTATCGTAGTGCATCCTGACATATGCAAAAGGGTCAGCTGCATATCCCCAGTCAATACCGCATAGTATGTTATCAAATGAGTCAATCTCTTCTTGCGATATGCGCCTAAACTGCAGGTTTTGGAAAGGCACAATGCCAGATCCAATTGGCTTGCCTAGATATTCCCATTCATACCTTTGCTTGTTATTCTCTTTGGTATGCTCAATTTCCTCTAGCATTTGCTTGGATATATACGGGTTGTCCAAGTAAGTAGACGAATGAACGTAAGTATTATTCTGAATAAATTGGCTTTCATACTTCTTATTAAGCCAGTGCGTTCTTCTCTTCGGTGGGTTGTACGACAGAAAGACCTTATATGACAAGCCCTCTAATTCCGCCCTTACAATTGAGTTGACAATCGTCGTGATACCCTCTTCTGTTTTAAACTCTGCAGCTTCTTCAATCCACAGGTCTGTAATTGGATAGTCAGCAGTCTTGATTGACTTAATCTTTGTCGGATCGTCAGCACCAAAGAATAATATCTTTGCCCCCGTGGGCTTATATATTAACTCTAGCGGGCTTTTCTTTGCTCGCCAGTATTGGTCTACCCCTAGATAGTTAATCGCCCATAAGCATTGCTCGTAGACTGATTTTTCAAGGTACTTCCCGTATTTCCGCATTGCCAATGCATGGCTTTTATATTTCATTCTATTAAAGACTAGCTTTAGACTGATGTGAGACGACTTAGAGGATCCCCGTCCACCCTTTAATACAAAGTATAAATAAGGCTCTCTTTCAGCTTTCCAGAAATCATGAAACGAAGGCAAGACTTTTTCACTTGTCTTGATTCTCATTATAAATCATCCTCGATGGTTACGCCTAGATTTACATTCTGGTTCGAATTGTCGGTAAATGCCGCATATCTCTTGCCTAGTAACTCGGCCGCTCTAATCCTGTCACTTCTCTTTGAGTCTTCATCATGCATTGATTCGGTTAGAAACTCAAGCACATCATCAAGCGAAGCAATCCTACCATTCTCCCTTTCCGCAAGGCGTGATTGAATGTAGTCAGCTATATAAGGTTTATTTAAGTTCTCATTCCCTATAACCGACGCTGTTTTTTTGCTATAGCCAGCTTTTATAGCCGCTTCCGTAGCATTAAGCGATATAAGGTAGAAATCGCAAAAAGCCTTCTGTTTAGGCGTTAGCTTTTTCATGTCATCACCCCTCTATTAATTATAGCATAAAAAAAGAAGACCCCGTTAGGAGTCTCCCAAAAAAGAAAGAAAGAAGGAAGAAGGTGTTTCCACCCATGGCGGGAATTGATGGACTTGAACCATCGACACTCTGGTTAACAGCCAGACGCTCTTCCATCTGAGCTAAACTCCCATATGTTGCCGCGTTTATAAGAATTGGCACGCGGCAAGCCAAAGTAGTAGTCTACCAACCAGCTTGTACTCGCACAATACAAGCACCAGGAATTGGCGTTCCTGTTTTGTCTAAGTCGCCAAACTTAGACGATTTTGGTGATTTTACGTTGATTCCATCTGCTGTCTTGGCAAACTTTCTTCCAGTTTAATTTTTAGTTCAGTATATGAAATCTGCCCTTGCAGCATGTCGCTAGTCGCTAGGTTTGTCTTGATAACCTCATAGTCTTTGCCTTCTATTCTAACCTTCATTGTTTACCTCCTTGATGTAATCGCGCAATTGGAAATAAGCACTTTTTAGATTATCGTTAATGATTTGCTTATCTATTTGTGGCATATATTCACCAAAGCGCTCACAATCTTCTTTTTCTCTGGTTTCAAACTCTGTATCCGTGATTTCAGGTTCCCTGCCCACTCTACGCATCATTCTGTCAAACTTATCTGCGCCAACGAACACAGACTTAACGATGCCATTGTAATTTTCTTTCAGGCTTTCGTATCCCTTGGTGTCGCATACAAAGATATTGATACCTTCTTCAATCTGATCTTCGTGTAGACCATACCAATATTTACCCGTTTGACTAGTCTCTAAATAATGGCCATGTCGAATAAAATAATCAAAGTCCATTTCATCTAAGAATGAATAGTCGTTCTGATCTTCACCTTTTCTCGGTGGTCTAGTGGTGTCGCTAATGCACCTGTGCGCTCCTAGAAACCTTTCGCATAGTTTGGCAAGCGTATCTTTACCTGATGCCTGATAGCCCATTAGACAGATTACAATTGATTTCTTTTTAAGTGGGTATTCTTCCTGTGTCAATACAGGCATTCCTTTTTCTTCAGCATAAGCCTTTTCTCTAGTTGCGCCTTCCGATTCTTCCCAACCATCAAGCATTAATACTTCGTCGCATTGGTCAAGCAAAGCCAAGCATTTTTTGAATCCTGCTTCATAGTCCATGTGCGTGTAACAATCACCAAATGCCAATACAGGGCTTAGAAACGTGATGTGCGGGTAAACCTCATTTAGCTTACCCACCGTTTCAATAGCTTTCTTCTCGTTTTCTTCAAGCCCGCCATAGGCTTGCGCCACATATACTTTTTTCATTCTTCCTCCTTTATTTAAACAAAATCACAAGCGCAATAATACCCCCGATAAATCCAATTAAATCTGCGCCAGTCGCTTCGCCCGTTTTACCTTCTTTTGCAAAAATTACGCTAGTAAAACAACCTTTGAAGAATAACATTGCAAAAAACACGATACCTATAATTTTAATCATGCTTCCACCCCTTCCAAATAAATCAACTCAAATTTTTCTCCATCGTTTTTATTAACCATAAACAGTGAATAGCCTTCTTTGGTCTTTTGCAGCTTGCCATTTTCATATACGGTCACAATATCGCCTTTTATTAGCTTTTTAAGACTTGACCTATGGAATTTACCATTCTTGTATTTCCTATACTCTCTCAATCTCCCTGCCTTTCAACCAATGCCAAAATCGCATATCCAGCAATGTCCATCAATGTATCGTCGATGCTCTCAAAGTTTGGTTCTTTGCCTTTAACAAGATTCTTCAATCTCTCAACCTTGTCATTCAACCTAATGGCTACGCTTGTCATTCCAAACTCTTTGTAGGATTTGCTAAACGCCGAATCATAGTCTTTGTCTTTCCTCTCTAGCAATTCAGCAATGTCTAAGCATTGTTTTTTAACGCCAGATACAATTACCGTTTTCATTTCTTCTACTAATTCAAGTTGGCTTTCTTCCATATAACGTCCACGCTTTCTAAAACTAACAAATGGCAGGTTCTCGTTATACTTCTCAATAACTCCTGTATCACCAACCAATATGCCTACAGTTTCGTCAAATCCATCTAACCAAGTTACCTTCACTTTGTCACCTATTTTAAACTTTGCCATTTATTCCGCCTTCCTCGTCTCATAACATTTAATCATTTCAGGCTTGAATTTAAGAATTGTGCCATCGTCTGCGACCTCTAATTCAACAAGCCACGCGCCAACGTGGGAAGCGATCCTCTTACCCCTCATGAAGTCTGTTTGCATTTCAGTTGTTCCAGCTTCTAAAATATGAATGTTTCTGTACTCCATGTAAAACAATTTGTGGTGGTGGCCGTTAATTAGGATATTCGGCTTCTTTCCACCTTCCATAGAGTCTGCATACTTCTGCGCTGAATAACTCAAAGCGTATGACGACCCGTCCCCTGGATGATTGATTTCCATCACGCAGTTAGGAGTCAAGAACACTTTCGCATTGTTAAGGCCTAAATGAATCATGTCGTCTCTGCGGTTAGCAATAGCCTTGCCAATGTCTGCTCCGCCATTTCTTAGATGCGTAAAATCGTGATTCCCTGTGATGAAGTATGTTTTAAAGTCTCGTCTTGGATAGACTTCAGAAATGTAATCTACTTGTCTGTCGAATCCAATTGCTTCCGGCAGTAATTCATATACCTGCGTTGAACGGTTTGTATAATAGCCGTCCGAAATATCTCCCGCATGATAAACGCAATCAACATTTTCTTCTTCGAAGTAATCATACAACTCATGCAAGAAATCAACTTGTGAAAACTTTGAACCTAGATGAGTGTCAGACACAATACCGAATTTAATCTTCTTGCCACTAAATTTCGCCTTATGAAAATTATCCATGTTTACATTTGTGTTCTTAGATAGCTTAATTGAAGTGCCTTCTTGCAAAATATTGTATTCTGCTTTTAACTCTTCTAAAAAGTCTACCACTTTCAAACCGTACTTAGCAATGTAGTAAGAAGTTTCTCGCTCTTTAACCAATTCCTTCAGGATCACATTTTTGTTAATTTTGGCTTTTTTGACCATCTTGTCTAAGCCTTCTGCTTGACACCATGACTGTATGGTCCGATACTTTATGCCCGTTTCATCTTCAATCTCGCCATAAGTCATGCCTAGCTTGCGTAACTCTAAAGCCTTTGCCCTCGTTTCATCTGAATGTTTTTTCATGCTTCCTCCCATTTAATTTGTCCGGCTATTTCCGTTTCAAACGGCTCGTCAATTTCTTCATCTGTTTCCACGGGGTATATTTCAAACTCCCTCATGCAATTAGAACAGAAATAAACGCCAGCATCTTCAAATTTTATCTTCCTTCCTTTGACCGTTCTTATTTTGCCTACTGTATTACTCCTTGCACATAACGGACAATGGATTGCCATGTTTTACCCCCTTCAAAACGGAATGGACTCATCATTTACTTGTTGGAAATCGTCAAAGCTATCATTGCTTTGCTCTTGCTTTTGCATCTTTTCCAAAAACTCTACACGATCCGCAATAACGTCTGTGGTGTACACCTTCTGACCGTTTTTTTCGTAGGATCCTGTCTTGATATGCCCTTCCACCAACACCTTTGAGCCTTTGCCTAAATAAGCTTGGCACAATTCCGCAGTCTTTCCAAATGCCACAACCCTGATGAAATCAGTGTCGTCTTTTTTGAATCCGTCAACCGCTAAAGTAAATTTAGCAACCATTGTTTGCCCTTGGCTTACATACGGTTCTTTAGTTAATCGGCCAGTTCCGATCCACCTATTCATGCAGTTTCCCTCCGTTCATCTTTCTAGTGTATGCAATCGCAAATCCAACTTGCTTATCAAACTCATCATCTTTTGAGCAAACAGCTTCAGTTTGTGTGCCGTCAGACCATTTGATGATTGTCGTTTTTGTGCCATATAAAACTTCATTGATTTCGTTTCTTAATTTGTGATATTTTTTAATTTTTTTATCAGAAAGCCAAAGACTATCCGTGTTGTTCGAGTATTCGCCTTCTGCCAATTTAACAGCACTTTTTCCATTATGTTTTCTAATACCGCAATTAGTTCCAAATTTTACAAGGTATTTAGGTTCGTCATTAAATGTTCCAATCGCAATAACTTTTCCAATTTCGCCAATGTTCTCATAATAATTATCAACAACTTTAACTATATCTCCAACTTTAAATTTCATAATTTCCTCCTCATTGTCCACTTGAATTATACTCAATACCTAACCATTTTAGAATAGCTTGTTCTCCACTCATTCCGTCTCTTGCGCTGTATATCAAAAACTTTTGCGCTTCTACCAAACCTTTTGCTGTGTCTCTTTCAAGCATCAATTTTGCAACACTTTCGTTTCCTTTCGCTAAATCAGGAATTAAAGTCGCTTGCATTCCTTCGGCTTTTAATTGCAGTATCTTCTTTTCTTTTGCTATCCTGTATTCATATTCAGCCTGTGCTAATTCAATCTCTAATTGTTTAAACTCTTCATTCAATTCGGCAATTCTAGTCGAGTACGCTCTGATTTTTGCAATAACATCATTAGGATTAAGGTTCATAAGACCTCCCTATTAATCGAATAAAATCTTCTCTTGTATGGCCATTCGCTTCAAATCTTTGTTGCGCTCTCCATTTTAAATCAGCATCTTTGTCGTGTCCGTTTTTCCCATGCACTCCATTTGAACTTTGATGGCAATTATAGCAAAGGCAAGTCATAAACTCTGTGTGGCTGTCTGATAT